ACGGCGAAGAGCTTCTGCGTCTGCTTGATAAGCGAGCTGACGGTGGTCGAGCTGAGAACCAAGAGCTTGCCGACTTGCTTGGTGAGCGTGACCGTCACAGGGCTTGCGACCGCCATATTGACGAACCACGTCACGACTGGCTTGACGGCCACGAGGGTCTTGACGGTCGCCGACACCAGCGAGAAGAGCTTGCCGACCATCTTCGTCAATGTCGGCGTCACCGCACTGGCGACTGAGAGAGCGACGGACTTGACGTGACTGGCGACCAGCGTAGGGAGCGCGGTGGTAACGACCAGAAGCTTACCCGTCCGCTTGAGCAAAATCGAAATGGTTGCACTGGCCAGCGCCAGAAGCTTCTGCGTCTGCTTGGTTAGCGTCGAAACGGTCGCACTGGCGAGCGTCAAGGCGACCAGCCAAGTATTCGGCGACTGGAGGACCGCATAGGGCGCGGCGACCACAGCCCTTTTTGACTGGAGATTGGTTTGAGTGGCGGGGCCTAAGCTACCCGGTATGTAGACCGGCACGGGGGATTACTCGCCCCATGTCAGGGTTATGTCGGCGACCTGACCGGCTCCGGTGTTGAACACACAGAACGGCAGCGGAGTCGCGGCGGGTGGGACTAGCAGCTCTTCGCCCTCGTTCCAGACCCAAACGACCACACCGCTAGCGGGTACCCACAGTCGCGCCGAGTATCCAGCGGGAGCCGTGGGGGTCGTGCCGAACGTTGACCACACGAGCGAGATACCGGCAGGGTCGATAGAGCCGACTGCATTAGACCGACGCAGCACCGTCCCTGCGGTTGCCGGGGTCACGGCGGCTGCGGACGCAATGCCGAGGCCAACCCCAAAGGCGGTAGCCGTGGTGTTGGAGATCACCACCTGCCGCATACGAACAAGACGACCCGTACCCAGCGCGGCAGCGGGCGGGACGAGCTGTACCAGCGCGCCACCGGACGCGACTACGGAGGTTCGGACGGAGCAGTCGAAGAGCGGTTGAGCCATCGGCCTAGGTGAACTGGAGCTTGATCGTTACCTGAATCGAGTCACCGTTCGCCAGCACGACGCCAGTGAAGTCACCCTTGACGCACAGGTTTCCGGTGGTCAGCGCGTCGAAGCTACCGGCGTTGGTGACGGTCTGTGCGGCGGCACAGGTCCAAGTGTCCACCCAGCCCACCGTGTCGTTGGTGACGGTAGTAGTGCTACGAGTTCCGCCAGCGAAGAGGCGGGCGTAGGCCGGGGTGTTTGTCCATGTGCCGGAAGTGTATTCCGTGAACAAGGTTGTGTCGCCGATGGCCGCGGTGCCCGCGCCTGACCCAATGGCCAGCCACTTCGGCTCGGTGCCAGCGCCGATCACGCGGTTGGTAAGAATGTCCTTACCCGCGCTTGTTAGTACGATAGCCATTTATTCAGGCGCTCCTTTGAATGCTTGTTTGATGGCCCACGCCCATCGACGCAGGGGATTCTTGTGCCAGTAACTCACGATGCCGAAATCGACCACTCGGCCAGTAGGGCAGGGTTCGCCGGGGTGCTGGCCCTTGACCACGCACTGACAGCGGGAAACGACAACTTCGATCTGGGCAGACCTTTCAGTCCTTGCTATAAGTTCAGACATGTATCTCCTACAGGGGCTCGCCGTGAACGGGCGGCATAGGCGGAGGCTCTGTCTGTCCCGCAGAGTCAGGGGAATATGCTGGCGCACCAGCAGGTTGTGGCATCGCTTGGATACGAGCTACCTCGGCGGCCACGTCGTCAGGCTCAAATTCGGGATGCAGCATTTCGACCATCGTCTGAGTGCTCACAGCCTTCGCCATTGCCAGGTAATTCAGCGTATTGGCGGTCACGAGCGGCTCAGTCGGTGCGCCGTCTGGGAAGACGATTGTGGGCCGCCCACCGCCCTTTCCGTTGAAAACGCGCTGGTCGATCAAAAGCATGACCTCCAGAATGTCTGCAAGGGGCTTTCCCCAATAATGTGACTTCTTTTCGCGTGTAATCAGCGAACGGCGCTCTCGGGCGGCCACTTCGGTCGCAGTCGCCGGTCGAGCCGCTTTTTCGTCGCCAGCAAGCCCGAAAGTCGAATATGAGTACCCGGCAGTCGAAACAACGCGCTCAACCAAGTTTTTGGCCGTAGCGGCGTGTTCAGCGTGGCGAATCGCGAATTGGTTGATCGTGATGCTGTCATCCGACGTTCCGGGCAAAATCTTCATCGGAGTGTAGACTTCGTTGTCTACATCGAACCCGGCGCCGCCACCCTTGCCAAATCCTTCCAAATACTGCTCGGGAACGATCAAACGGGCTCGTGCCAGCCGAATATCGCGCATCCACGAGGTATAGACCTCATCCAGCGCGTCCATGAGCCCCACGGCCCCCTGATAGTCACTACGACCCGAGGGAGAACCAGATATGCCCCGGTTGGGCCGCATATTGGGAACGTAGACGACAGTTAGCTTGTCGAGCTGGGTGTCAATAACGGCGGGAAGATTTCGCTCGCCGTCAGCGAGCATATTCGCCTTGTCGAGCCGATCGTAAGATACCGGATACCCCAGATGCCCCTTATCGCCTTGGTAGAGCGCATGAGTGATCTTTCCTATCTCGTGACATTCAAGCTGCCGAAAAACGGTCCCGTCGCTGTCTTGAACCACGCGCCAGAGGATTGCAGAGCGCAATTCGCCCCACTGGAACGTCGGAATGACGTTATCTGCCTGTATGACGTTCAGGAGCGGGCGATCCGCGAAGTTCTTGTCCCAACTGACCCGCAGGTAGACGCCGCCAAGAGCCGCACACGATTCAGCGGCCTCAATCAACGTCGAACGGACCTCGTTCAACTGCATCAGCTCTTCCAGTCGCGTTTGGGCGTCCTTGTCCTCGGTGGAGGCGCCTTCCTTATGAGCGTCACCGACATTGATGTAAATGGACTTCGAGAACAGGAGGTCAGACGACGTGGTCGCGATATCAGCCGCCAGCGGAACGTGCAAGCGCATACGCTGGAACGGCAACGCCGTGGACCGCCGAGCCCAGAACATGCCTCGCAACCAGCTCATAGGACCGCCCTTGTCCTTTGAGGACTGAACGGCATAGCCGAGGTACGAGTCGATGTTAGCTGCGCCACCGTAAACGGCAGCTAGACGTACCGGATCACCACCGTACCACGCGCCGTACTGCGCGTAGTTCCAATACTCGCCCTTTTGCTCAACTGGCGGCCATTCGCTCTTGCCGCCTGCGGGAAGTGGCATTTAGAATACGCCAAACAGTTTGAGCACCACTACGACTATCAGGATGATGACAATGGCTTCAAGCACGAATTACAGTTCCTCCACGGGCTCTGCGTCCCGAAGTGTGGTTTGTTCCCAAATATGCCGCGTACCCATCAGGCCATAGCGCAAAGCATCGAGAGAATGGTCATTTTGTTTCAAGGGCTGGTCGATACCGCGTTCTGCGGCCTTTTCGTCCCAAGCGTAAGCCGGGAACTCTTCGATCAGGCCGATGCATGAAGCATGGATGCGAAGCCGATCTTGGCCGAGGGCCCGCGCAACAGTGCGAATACCGTCGCCAACCTCATTATCGGCGTCATGCACACCCATAACGCCATCCTTGTAGAGCTGGACGAGGAATGAGCGAGCGGTGGGGTCCACGAGGGACCATTCGGGCTGAACACCGTCTGCATAGCCGGGATATGTCGCCAACCATTGCTGAAAATCGCGCGAATACTGCTGGTCGTCCTTCTGCATACGCTGCTTCTTACTGTCCCAGCGCAATTCGGACGTCACGTACACGCGCCCGTCCTCGCCGAGCCCCAAAAGCAGCGCCACGAAGGGGTTGACGCGCCCGTAGTCAACGCCAGTGGCCATCCAGCGCATAATGCGCGGCATGTTGTGTACAACGTGTACACTTGGATTCCAGTTGTCATAAATCGCGCCCTCAGCCTGGACCCATTCGCCCAGAACGTAGCGCTTGTAGTAGACGCCGACATTTTCCTGCTTGATCGCCGCGACAACGTCAGGGTCGAGATTGGGGTTGTCGTCTAACTGGAAGGGCCAGTGGCCCATGTCGAGGCCGGGAAGATCGAGATAGTTGAGCTTAAGCCAGTGTCGCGGCCCTTCGGGGTTAGTGGTGCCGAAGAACTGAGCGCCCTTGACCGACATACGGGTCAGCATCATGCCGAAGAAGTTCGGCGACCACGTTGTCAGCTCGTCGCCATAAGCTCCTGCTATGGTAAGCCCGCGAATCTTTGTCTCAGATCGTTCGTCATTTGCTCCCGCGAGGTATACACGACGACCGAAGATTGTGGCCTCTCCAGCGCCTTGACGGACCTTGACGTGATCGTCGCCGACCATTTCCCCGATAAGGTCGAGGATGTTACGCTTGAGCGTGCGTTCGGTCTTCCCGGCCATAAGAAGCTCGCCCTCGGGGCCTCGGGCAATGAACTCCAGCCATTTGATGACGCTGGCGACGGTTTTTCCACTTCTAACAGCACCCGTCCAAATGCATAAACGATGATTAGCCTCTGTGATCGACCTAGCTTGTAATCCAGTCGGCTTGGCTAGCTGCACGGGCTATACCTGTTTCGCCGGGGTTACGGCGATAGGTTCTACCCTATTTCCGGCTTCATCGCGGAGCTGGTCTACGAGGGAAATAATCGCGATCTTGGAGGCGGTCGGCCCCTCGGAGTCATAGGCGGCTATCGCCATCGCCTTGTCCACGGCAATGCCGAACGAAATCATCTTGGATTGACGACTACTCTGGAGCGGAGACGGAATGACCTTCTCGTTCCACGCGCCCATCTTTGCGTCGAAGTGATATATGGTTTCCGGTGCTCGCAATTCGTCAAGAAAATACTTCGCTTCGTCCAGAGCTTGCTCTGCGAGGGCGGCGCGCTTGCCGCGAGCGGCGAGAACCCCGGCCTCGACGGCTTCGCGCAAGACTGGCGTTTGGACGCCTACTGGCAGACCGGCCTCACGAGCTAGATTGACAACGGTTGGCTGCGAAACCCCGAACTCTTTGGCCACGGCGTAGCGGCTCGGGGGCGGGTCTTCCCTGAGTCGGGCCGTCATAGCGGCTTTAGTTGCGGGCGAAATACGCGCCAAGGGGGTCTTCCTCCGTGCCTCGGTATCTCACCGGGCGGCTAATAAAGGAGGGGAGCCACTTCAAACACCATTCACCGGGCAGGGCCATTAAGGCGTTCGACTTATCGGCGGGTGGGCTCACCCTCTACTTATACTACCCGACCGTACCGACATCAGGATCAACTTCCGCTGGAATACGAGTTTCCCGCCGTCGCCGCAAGGCCATACTGCGCTCTGGCCGCACGGGATAAAGATGCTTCAGTAGTGCATACCGCTCGGGGTCTTCCGCCTCCGCTGCCGCCAAGAACTCCTTGACGCGGCGTTCGTGCTCACTCTTACCCATTATCCCACTCGTCGTATGTGTTGTCTAAGTCTGCGATGACCAATTTCGGCTTCGCCGCCTCCCATACGACATCTATGCCGAGGTCGACCAACTTCTCTTTGACGCTGGCAACCAGCCGCTCGGTATGGCGCAGGGTTCGTTCGATGACGTTGGCCACCACGCTCTCTGTCACGCCATCCATTCGCAGGCGCATTACCCGCGCCTCGATCTCCGTCAGGCCCGCTGCCTCATCCACGGCCAGAAAGATCGCCTCGCGTACCTGATCGCGCCCCAGCTCGCGCTCCCACTCCTGTACGGGGAAATACCGTGCCAGTCGTTCCAGTGGGTCGTACCGGGCCGTCAACCCCTCCCCAAGCGTCTTTTCTAGTATTCCCACGTTGGCGCCAAGACAGACGTCCACAATACGTGCGGCGATACGAATGTCGGCACTGAAGGTGGTAATGTCACCGCGGGGCTCTCGCGGTGCGCTGGGGTCTATGTGCGCTCTGTGTGCGCGGGGGTGTGTGTTCCATACTGCCGTAGAATATCGGCGTAGCGCCGGTTCAAGCGATGGAAGCTTCACCCATAGATTATAGCGTACGGATGTTCGTGGTGCTAGTCGCTGATTGCGGGGACCAATTTCGCGGCCTCGTCGGGACCCACAATGACGCTGACCTCGACACCACCGCCCTCCAGTATGGCGACGTCTACCGTGCGCCCCCACAGGTCTTGCTTGCGTACGCCTAAGACCCTGTACGTGGACCCTTGGTAGGTGACAAAGTCGCCGTTGCGCCAGATGTTGAACTTACTCATCGTAGACGTCGCCATTCTCGACAATCTTGCCATCCTCGTAGGGAGCGGCCACGCGGCGATAGAACTCGCTCTTAGCACCATCCAACGCCCCGAGAACGTCATTGATCGCGGGATAACCCAACCCCCAGAACTCCACATACTCACGAATCAGCGCGGTAATCCGATAGTTCAATTCACCCGGGGACCGCGGTGGCCGCCCGTGATCCAGCTCGTAACGATCAGGCTGCTTGATGTACGGCACTACTTACCGCCCGGGAGCTTCCCGCGTATCTCGTCAATGAAGCCGTACTTCAGACTTTCCTCGGCGTCCAGCCACCAGTTCTTGCGCTTCCACTTCGCCTTGAACGAAGTCTTTGTAATCTTGCCACTGCGCTTGACATAGATAGCCACGATACGCTCGCGTAGACGCCTGCCGAACTCCACTGTATCCTCAACCTCACCCACCGAACCGATAGCCCCGAGGGAACCTTCGTGAATCAAGAGCCACGCAGATTCAGTCATGACACGGATATCTCCCGCCTGCAAGAGCACACCGGCCATTGAGGCGGCCATGCCAAGCGCAGAAGTGGTGACGCGGTGACCAGTAGCGCGCACGAGCTGTATGTAGTCGAACAGCGCCAAGCCGTCTACAATCGTACCGCCCGGGGAATCGAAGATGATCTCCAGCGCCATAGGCTTGGCCTTGGGCGGGGTTTCACGCAACCATTCGGTGAGCTGGGCGATACAGGCTTTCACTGACGACTCGGAGACTTGGCTATCGAAGACGTAGACGTGATTGAACTTGTTCAGGCGCAACTCCTGAGACTCCGCAAGAATAGACTTGCGCTCGCTGATCGCGGCCACGGTCGCCGCTGACTTCGCGGAACGAGTCTCAGCCTTGACCTTGTCTGACTCGGCACGGGTCAGGATCTGGTCCACTACAACGGATGCCTCGTCGGTCCGTATCTTGCTGATCTCGGCGCGTAGCTTCTCCTGCTCCAGCGCCACGGTCTTGGGATCGGGCTTGTCGAATGTCGGCCAGGCGCCGACAAGAGGGTTGTCAGCCATGACGACTATGATACCACACGACTAATTCGACACCCCGAACATCAAGGTCGCGGTGATGCGCCCCTCGGGGGTCAACTGCCACGCCTCTTCTCCATCCTTGGTCGTCTTCTCGATCAGCCCGAGATGGCATAGGTGTTCGAGGGCGGTGCGAAACTCGCGCTCTTCGGGGGACAGCTCGGGTTCGCTCACCATTCGCCCCCCCCAAACACCTTCAGTTCATCTAGGTCGCCCCACTCGCCCCCCGAACTACCCCACTCGCCCCACGGCTCCCATCGAATCTCAGGGCGCCCGTTCAGAACCCGAGTGAAAGACCGCCGCTCACGTCCATAAGCAGCATCCGTAACGGCCCACCATTCCTCGTCGCTCGCCGTAGTCCACGCGCTAGAGAACCACTCTCGCCCCCCGACGTTCACCGGCCCGCCGTCGTTGCTCACTTGACGAGCGTCGCCAGTTTGGCGAAGATTTCGCTGACGTGGGTGACGATGAAGACGACGAGGATGAGCCCAATGAGTGACGTGGCACATCCGAAACAGCCTACGCTATAACTTCTTTCCATGCCGAGAGTATAGCACATGAGATAAACCCTCGACCCCTGGCGCTCCAATCGCACCATCAGTCACTCATTGGAGAAGTAGCTGACTCTCTGTTGACCAGCTTTGGGGCAGAGGGCTTGGCGAGAGTATAACACGCCGAACGACCCGATGCGGAAACCACACGGAATGCGTGTATTGGCCACACTTGCACCGCAGCCCCCGGCCACAGGTACATCGAACTAGCATGAAACTTTTCCTTTTGTTCAAATTTTGCCAAACCGATAGGCGATCCGAGATTCGTGTTAAAAAGGGGGGTCCGGGGTGGGGTCTAATGTTATACCGCTGCTATCACTTGTTACAACCAGACGGCTCAGGCCGTGACACGCTGCGTCATATTGCGTCATGTGATAGTCACGCTATAACGTATGGTACGCGCCAGCAACGCGCCATCATTAGAGTATTGGCACACCATTGGTACAAATAACGACCTTCAATTATTAGAATCTACTTTACCAAGCTAAAGGAATCACACATATTGCTGCACTGCGTCATGATTGTATACACTGCGTTGTATAGGTTGATGCTATGACGCGCTGCATCATGCCCAAACATCGCCCTACAATGCGATCTAAGCGCCTATCTAAGGTCGCATGATGCCAAACACTCATCATAGGGTGGACAGTCTTAGGTGGCACGTGAGCGCCAGTGTGACACCCTACGGATACGCTGGCGATTCTGAGATCATCCGTATACAGGATCGCTCTACGATCTCACCTAAGCGCCAAGGGCAAGCTCGGATGGTGTCTGCGTCATGCTGCAAGCTCGCGCGTCATACAACGCAACGCAGCGCCAAATAAAAGAGGCACCGCGATTAACGGTGCCTCTGATATTCGGAGCTTGCAATTACCTATCTAACGGCAACTCCACAGGTACAGGTACGACTGCAACGTAAGCAACATCGCACGGCGATAACTGCGAGCCACTATCGGCCCATATATCGCAGCGATGTTTACCGATGCCACAGCGCGCCTATGCCGGCGCCTAGCGCCATCAGCCCCAGCGCCAGCCAAGACACGTCGCGGATAAACAGTCGCCAGCTCCAGCACACGTTGCTAGTTGGGGAATGTGTACGCCACAATCGCGTCACAGCGCGCCCTATGTCACCAGACAAAGTCCGATGATGCAATAGTCGCGCCAACGTATCCCAAACGATAGCAGCGCACAGCGCATCAATGATGCGATCTCTCATTTATTCCACGCTTGCAAATGGCGGTCGTTCCACCAGTCGGATCCGCAATCCTCGCAATAACCATAAGTTAGTTCGCTGCGACAATTCGGACAATCTTCAGGAAGGATTAACGTTGATGGAGTATCGCTGCTATTGTCCCAAGCGTCGTCCATGTCTTGTGACCATTTGCGCCAATATCCGCGCGTTGGGATTATGTGTTCATACTCGAACAACTCCGCGCTATGGTGTTGATGGAATTCCAAGAATTGGGACACCATCATAAAGGTGTCGTTTAACCAAGCGTGCGCTCGCGGCCCGTGATAGTCGCGATACCCTACGCCCCAATTGAAACCGGCGCAACCGAGCGTATCTAGGTCGGCAATATCGGAATAGCTTCCTATCCCAACATCAGCGCCGACCTCGCGCAGCAATTGCTTAAGGTGTTGGGTTCCGTAGTCGTACATAACAACATCGGTTCCCGTGCGGTCGAAACTAAATGTCCAATTGTATTGCTTGTCTGTAAGCTCCGCCGTTGCGAAGTCGCGCGCAGTGCTATTGCACGATTCCTCGCCGGTTGTTAACAGCACGTCGCAGTTAACACCTAGCTTTGGCAATAGGTCGAGAATTACGTAAGCGCCTAGTCTATCGTCCAACGCTGGCGATAATACAATGGGGCCCGCCGCCGTGTCGATTACTTGCGCTGGGATATTGTCTGCGACGCTATCTAGGTGAGCGACGGCCAGGATATCGCTACCGTTATCTGCATAGTGGAAATAACGATCTTTCCCTTCGCAGATATACCGCTGACCGTATGCATCAAAGTTATCCTCGGCGCAGATAGCCTTAAGCGTATTGGCATCGAACGCCGCGCGTATCTTTCGTGCTTTGTTTCGCATAGTTAGCAGACCTCCACATCTATCGTGATGTTCAAGTTTGACGTTGCTGCGAGTGTTTCGATATCAGCGATTAAGAAGCTATCGCCATTAAGGTACATTTGCTCGTTGTTCACAATCATGCCGACATGCCGATATGTCATGCCGACAAGCTGCGCCATTATCCGCGCAGGGTATCGCTTATTCCTATCGGACCCATCGCCATTTCGCGACAGGTAAGTGTTAAACACTACATAGGCTTCTGCGTTGACGTCGTCTGTTGGCTGCAATGTTGACGTCGGCACCATGACATAGAGTCCGAGGTCTGCGTTGTAAGTTTCAACGTCGCGCGTTACCTTACGCAAGGGCATAACCCAAGCGCGCCCATTGGAATCATCGGTCTGTCCATTGTCAAAGAAGCGAATACCGAACCCGCCACAAGCTTTGAACAGACACATACTCGCCGAGAAATCAGACCACCAACAACTCGACCCGGTCGGGTGGTACCAATTATCTTGTGGCGACAGGTCGCGGGACAATTCGACGTAATGTTCTGCCGACTTGCAAACGTGCAGCGCCGCAAGGTTACCAATAGTGGCAAGCAACTCCGGCGTCGCCTTGAATCCAGAATGTGCATACATCGCCTTAGATATGCGTTTGGGCAGGTTGCCCAATTTGGTTTGCCACGTCATGTCGAATTCATCGCTCAACACTTGCCACGGGCCGCCCGCATTACATATCGCAGTTTGCAACTTAAGCAAACCTTGATCATCCATGCTGCCACCGCCAACGGTAATTACTAAACGTGAATCGTTTCGTAATACGCCGTCGGCTGCGATGTTCAACGAGAATTCTTGGTTACTTGCTTCGCAATCGCACCCGTGATTATGGCCACGCCTGTGCCATTCGTCGCAAGTTTCGCAGTAGTAGTAATAACTCCCCGCGCACGAATAACATACTGTTTGATATCCACCGTCAATTTCGACCTTTTCCGTGTTGCGACCATTGAACCATTTATCACAGGAATCACAGTAATAAAAATCACCAAGCTCGCGACACCGGCCACAAATTGACGCATCGTCTATTGTCACCATATTCTCGACCCATTCGCAACCCTCGCAATGCTCGCAGTATGTGAACCGCTCGTTAAAACATTCTTCGCAATAACGGCGACCGCTGATGTGCTCGGTTGAGAAACGGTCCCAGGTCGGGCGCGCGCAGGATTCACAAGTAAACACGGTGTCGCCAACCATGCCCGCAACTTTGTAAAACTTCGCGGAGTTGTAATGTGTTCGCAGGGAGAACATACGGCGCAACTTCTCACTGTCGTAATCCGTTGCGACATCAATTGCGCGAAACGCTAACGCAAATGCTAGCTGAGGTGAACGATTAAGTAGCGCGCGCTGCGCTTGCTTCGCTGCGAAGTTTTGCCAATAGGTTAGTTCGGGCTGCCATACATAACTGGTTAGCATTACTTAATCCTCGCATAGGTGCGGATATCGTCAAGCGATATGTCCGCATTAGGGTTGGGCGTCCATTGGCCGTTACGCTTCGCTGCGACCCAGGCATTCTCGAACAGGTATTCTGAAATGTCTGCCGTTACTTGCAACTCTGGAAATTGTCGCGTGTCGCGTGTCCAAATACTGTTCATTACTTATCCTCGCCGTGAATCGCTGCGAGTGTTGCGCCGTTAATCAAACGCATCCGCCAATTTGCAAGCGCCAGGTTATTTGCTTTGACGTTATCGCAAATACCGCAATTACAAACCGGCGTCGCGCTTTCGGAAATAAATGCGCCGTCGTAGTCGTACAACGCATTAACTCGAATTGTCTGCGTAAGCTGGTCCATTCTGTATCCTCCCGGGTGCCTCGCCGTTTCATTCCGACGAAAGGATGCACCCGCGTATGGCATACGGTAGCAGCGAATACAAGGGCACATTAGAGCGAGATTAGAGAACTCCATTGTGTAAGTACAATCCGCCCCAGGAGCGAACGGATGTTCGATTCCTCCTGGTCAGCCTTACGAACGGATGTTCGCCTGCGAACGGATGTTCGGGGGCGAACAAATGTTCGGGTGTTTCACTGTCAAAAAACAAATGTTCGCCGAACGGATGTTCGTGCGAACGTATGTTCGCCCCCTCAGCGAACCGCTGCGCGATCAACTGGCGTTGCAGATAATCGCCATGATATATCGGCATGTGCCGAATCGTATCAGCGATCAGCACGAAGTCCTTGCGCGTCATGCCGCCACCGCCTTGCCCTTCGAGGGCTTACCGGCTTCTACGCTGGCCTTCAGTGACGCCATGATGTCCTGTACCGGCACCTTAGCCGCCTTGCGACCCTTGATAGCCTTAGCGACCTCGCGGTCGAGCAGCGCCGTCACAGCGGCGCGGTAGCTATCACTGTAGGAACCCGGGTTAAACTTCACGGTTCGACCGGCGACCAACTTCATCGCCTCGGCGAGTAGCGCCTTCTCGGGCACACTCGTCGCCAAGTTCAGTTCGCCTATATCCGCGACCTCGTCGGCATAGAACAGAGTCGTCATAGTCAGCGAGAAGTCGCCGCGTGGCCTGATCGCGACCAAGTGTTCGCGACTGGACAAAACCACCTTTGCGATCCCTACCCTGCCAGCCTTAGCTAAGGTCAGGGCAAGTAGCGCGTATGCCTTCTCACCGCCCTTGTCGGGGCCAATAAGGTATGTCTTGTCATACAGCATCGGGTCGATCTCGTCGGCTGCGACGAACTCGCTAATCTCGATACCCTCGACCTCGGGGTTACAAGCTTCGAGCGCGGCCTTGTCCACGACCACGAACTCTCCGCGCTCGTATTCGAAGCCCCTGCGAAGATCGGTACGCTCTACGGGCTTTCCCGTTACGGCGTCAACGAGCTTCTGCTGGACACGATTGCCTGCCGGGGTAATCTGATTGAACGCGATCTCTTTGGCGCTGGTGGCACTGTAGAGTCGCACTGGCACGTTGACCAGCCCGAAGGATAGGTGTTTGCTGCTCATGCTTCTCATGCGAACCGCCCTATCAACTCAGCGCGATCCGCACAAGTTGGGCACAATCCATCCCAGCCGTCGCCAGCGTCGGGATATGTGGCGCTGCACCACTCACACGTCTGTTCGGTTGAATCGCTGTCGGCTTCGTAGTTATCAAGTTCACGCGCCGCCGCTGCCGACGCTGCTGCGATGTATGCGTCCTGTGCCGCGTTCATATCGCCACGATCTCTGAAGCACTGAGATGATAGGTGACGCCGAGCCGATAGTTCGGACCATCATAAGATACAGTCTGAACGGATACCGAGCCGTCTGGACGCGCATCGCGCACGACCCCATAGACGTCTTCCTTGAAGTTCAACGCACCGTCGCCCTTGCGACCTTGCGTGATGACAACCGCTTGTCCTGATAGAAACATATCACTTATCGAAGAAGGACTCACCGCTACCTGCCTCTTGGCGGTATCAGAACGGTGAGCCCCCTGTCGATTCCTCATGCCAGAGTATTTACACGGCAGAGGGGCGATTACAACTCAGGGATGTAACGATATTATGAGAAAGCTATGAGAACGAGCGATGCTCACCGGCAACGCAGGGCTGAGAGCTTATCCAGATCTTGCCGTTCGCCGTCAGGTACACGAACTGACCGCACTCGTTGCACCGCCCCGTGATAGTGCCGGTCAGTTCAGTGACGCGATGACCGGCGCGGCCAGCTAGGGTTTTGAGCATCTTGGGAGAACTACCATTTGAACTACCATTTGAAACTACCATTTTGAAACTACCCTCTAAGAAACCCTACAAACCATCTAACCCACTGAACTTGTATAGGCTTTAGCCGCGGCTCTTTCGTAATCGTTCGACGCTGCTTCCAGGGCCAGCAGTCCATGCAGTAGAAATCTCTCCTGTACGGAGTCAGCGGAATCATCAGGTCACAGTGACAGTCGATACACCGACCCATTTCGAGATTCCAACTACCATCGCCCTTCAGGCCGTGCGTCGATCTCTTGGCTGGCGTCTTCGCCTTGGCCATAAACGCATCTTCGCGACGACGTGCAGCTCGATCTTGCAGCGCATCATTGAACTCTTTGATAAAGGCTTCATCCACACTGTTCTGCCAATCAATTCGATCTTTTATCCGCCGTTTCAGCAGCCATTTAGGCAGCGATTTTGCAGCGATTTCAGCAGCCATTTATGCGCCTTTTCTGGCGAGAAAGCCAGAGTCGTCTGGAGATAGACCGCGTATTTGAGCGATCTTGTGAGCTTGTTTTAAGTCCACCGCCTCGATTAGCACTGTTGGCCATTCATCCGCATACTCCCAATTCAGTTCGAGAGCCCCGGGCATCAGTAACTCCTGCTTCCATCGAATCGCTGGCATGTCGTAGAAACGAAAGTAACCCACTATGCGCCCTTTTGAGCGATATTGATGCGAGTCGCCATCTCCGTCACGGAGAAGACGAGAGTATCGCTGATTGGGTGATCGGTGTCGAGCTGGAAGTGATTGCGATACTTCTGGACCGACCAGCCGTAGTAAGGCGACAAGTACGTGAGGGTGCCCTTCGCAATAGCCTGCTCCACAACACGATGCTCGGCGGCAATAGCCTGCTTGATGCTCATGCCGCGCCAGCCGCGAGTCTTCCCATTGCTTGGGCGTATGCGCTTGCGATCATACTCCCTGCCGCGAGCTAGAATATCGCCTTGGTTCGCCAGGTAATAGCGATGTCGCTGCGCCTTGATCCTTTCCTTATGAGCGAGATACCACGCCGCTCGCCGCTCCAAGATGTGCTCGCGATTCTCGACATACAGCTCGCGACGACGTTTGAGCTGGGCTGGCGTGGGCGGCGTGTCACCCATGAGGCACAATACCAAGATCGGCATAACTAAGGGGCTGCACCTTCGACAACCTGCGTAGACACTGCTCCCACTCTGCGTAATGCTCAATTCCGGGCAAATAGTGGAAGACGTTGCAGCGAGGGCCCACGATGATGACGCGCTTCCCCGCCGCAAACGCATACCCGAACTCCACATTCATACCGCCGCGAGTTGTTGAAGACTCCCGCGGGGGGTCCGGGAAGATGATGAGGCAATCCGCCTTTTCGACGTCAGCGATATCCTCCGTCGCGAATTTCTTCGCCAACTTGGGCTGGTACTCGTCGGACAGGTGATGATAGCCCTCAAGCCATCTGGAGGTAACCCAATGACCGGCTTCGAGCAGATCATCAGCGTAAGTGTTCAGCTCGTCAATGCGACTGTAGCGAGAGGCGAGGTAGATTTTCACTCCAGAACCCCTCTTTTCGCTTTTACCTTCGATTTTTTTGGGGGATAGGGCGGAACGATGTAAGCGCCGGTATACCGCTCCCACCTTGCGAAAGCAAGAGCCCACGCCTCTGTCTCATCCAAGGTTTCAGGGAAAACGCCAGCAGGCCAATGGCTCACATATTTTGTCAATAGCAGCTCTTCGCGCAAGTCCTTGGCGACCTTTCGACCAAGCAGTTGCTTCTGCCACGACGCTGGCGCTATAGCAGTACAGGGAATACCAGTCTGAATCAGAACCAGTCGAATCAAGCCGCTGACCTCACCCATAGTCTCACGCTGATACTTCGAGCCGAATGCATACCCCTCGATCACAGCAACATCACGATCAGCGATCAGGCCGCCCGCGATACCCAAGATATTGTCGTACAATCGCTGAAGCTTCTCGTCACGAGACATTGGCCGCAGGGGCCGCAGGCTAGTCAGTAGCTCGATGACTCCGTTCTCCAGAATACAGATGCCGGTGCTGTTCAAGGATGGGTCTATGCCGAGAATCTTCACGAATATGGTCCACTGGCGATGATCCTAACGAGCAAGGAGAGAAAGACGACAAGTGAAGCTATAACTGTGCCCACCACCAGAACCCCCAGAAGATACCCGAGGCCCCAGCCAATGATACTCAAGTGATCCCTCTCCGCGAGGAACTGATCTATGGGCTTCATCGCGTCTGCCCCGCCAGCCACAGCCAATGAGTCAGACTATGAGGGGACGCCAGCGATGCAGCCTCCAGCGCCGTGTAGGTGCGCTGAAAGGCGTCAAGATACATCTGCATCGAGTCACGATCAACGCAATCAGTATCACGAGCACTGTCACACCACGTCTGCAACGCATCCAAGCACTGCAAGGGCGTGAAGAGCGGCACAACAGCAAGCGCGTCGCGGAACTCTTCGTCGGGGACCCATTCCTCAGTGTCCCAGCGTTGAGTCATACTGTCGCCTCATAGACTTCGACGTTTGCCGTCCGACCCAAGCAGCCGTGATACGCGAAGTGAGCCTCTTTCTTGGACCGCACCTTCGGGATCGGCAAGGTACGATAGGAGCCGGTGTTGAAATTGATCTCGATGAGGCCGCCCACCACGGGCTTGGCGTCTACGACGGTGACGAGGCCGGTCTGCGGCGACCGCACCACATACACATCACCCCTACAGGCCATACAGCAGCTCGGCTGATACAGACCCTCGCGGGCATGAGTATCGAGCAAACCGCCAAGGGCGCGGTCCCAATCAGCCTGCGCTTGAGCGATATCGAAGCGATTCATCACTCTATTCTACCACACCGGACTTCAATCGTTTTGCATACCCCGGGAACTTCCACTCGTCCGTGTAGCGACTGTGGTCTTCGCCGCAGTAACCACACAGCTTGGGCTTAGTCCGAATAGGCTTCGGTGGACGGGGCGTTTGTGGTGGGGGAGGGGCGAATGTGTGCGTTCCGTGCGTGAAGTCAGAGCGCTTGACCCTAGTCGCCTTGCCAGCGACGGGGTCGTCCAGCTTGACCGGCACTAAGTCGTCAAGGACACGCAGCAGGCCGCAGGCGGTGTGATAGCGCCAGCAGTGCTCCCAATGAGTTCTACCGCGGTTAGTATCGACCACGAGCTGACGTAGCTCGGCAAAATCGGCGGCGGTGAGTGGGATTCGTTGATTCACTTGGACTCCTTCAAAAACTGTTTGAGTATATCAGACACTTGATCTAAGGTCAGGCGCTGCTCGTCATCCGGTGTCATGGCCGGGTCGTAATCTGCACAATACTGACAGGACCACAGGTATTGCTCGTCGTGGACAAGTAGCAGGGTGGCGTAGCGTCGGCAGGGCAGGAAGTCGCATTTAGGCCCTTGTTTAGCAGCCATTACTCGTTTTCCCTACTCCCCTGTTTTTATCGTAAGGTTGAGGGTCAAACCTTACGGTTGGAAGGTCGCTATCGTAAGTTTCTGAGATCAACCTTACGCTAAACAACGGTACTAAGGATGTAACGATGTGGTGTTCAAACCTTACACTCAACCTTACGCTCATGGCAAATCGGTCATCGGAAGACGAGCCTCGGTTAAGACGTACGCTCGCCCTACATGCTCGGCGATTCCTTGTTCCATCATGCGCCGTAGCTGCTGTGTTGCAGCTCCCTCGCTGATGTGCAATAGTTCGCCCAAAAGCTTAGGCCCAACAGGTCCACCGTAACGCTTCATGGCGGCTCTCGCATCCTCTCGTTGTGCCGTGATGCGTCCATCGGCGGCCACTTCTCCAGTAACCTTCCAGCGATGTTGCGTGAACGACATGGCCAATTTCATGTCATCAACGTCACGACCACCCACTTCTAAGGAGCCATTCATGGCAAGGCGACCGCGGCGAAGAATCAGAGAGCCGTCTGCCGAGCCGGTCAGGCCGTAAGTACCCGAGACAGCGGCCAGCGGGTCTTCGCTGTCAGCCTTACGAATGTGGTGGACGATGAGAATGGCGAGCTGATACTTTGTGGCTAGGCTCTGAATACCCTTGACGGCATTGTAATCCTCGGCGTAGATATTGCGTCCGGTTTGCAGGGGCCGCCAGCGTTGTAGGGTGTCTATTATCACCAGGCGAGCAGTCGGTCGCGACTTGAGCCATTGTTCTAGCCGCGCTAAACCACCAGCGTCGGCGGTTTCCCACTCTGTCTCGTACTCGAAAGTAGCGGGGCAGGGGTCGCCATTGAGTAGGTATTCGAGGCGCTCTTGGAAGCGCCTGTCACCATCTTCGAGAGAGAGATATAAGACCTCGCCCTGAGCTGCTGTATAGTCGCCCAAAATGGTGCTACCCCGTGCGACAGCCAGCGCCAGGTCCATCACCAACCAGCTCTTACCGATTTTGGGAGCACCGGCGAGAATCGTGGCCCCCTCCGGGATAATAGGCTCGACCGTCCAGCGCATTTTCCCCAGATCGCGACCCATGAGGTCAGCGACGCTCTTAGCTACCCGCTCAGGAGCCTCAGAATCGGGCTCACGTAGCGTGTGTGACACTTTATGGCCCAGAACGGGCTGGGGTGCGTTGTAAGTGTCAGACAGGCCCTCAAGCGCCTTAGAAAGCGTTACAGAGCGATAGTCGTCCCGATTCCACTTGTCACGCATCAGTCCTGAGCCCCTGAACAGCCAGTCGAGCACATGCTCGTCCTGCGTGTAGAATGCCAGTTTCGACAGCAGCGCCAAGTCTGCTTCGCTTTGCGAGGAATAGCCGGTCGTGTCGCCGCTCAAGAGCCGGGTTATCCCGGCTCTATTGCTGGCTCGCGCCGCGGCTTCGAGTACCTGATAGCCGTTCAGCCCGGGGGCGTTCAAATTACCCCGGGCTGACTCTGACTCTCGGGTGCGACCCGGGAATAGCTCAGTATACCACACGTCCAGCTCGGTCTGACGATCTTCGATGGTATCGGCGGTCCCGGCCAAGTGGTTGCCGGTCACCGTGAAGTACCGGTCTTGGTCGTACAGCTCGATATTGCCAACGCGGCGGCGAGTGCCGGGAAGTTTCGCTTTAATCCAGATGCGCAAGCCCTCTCCCGAAGGGGTGACTTCCGTGTACGAGTTGAAGCGCCTGACTATGGCGAATGCAGATACGGAGGGCAGACCTTCTTCGTCTACGCAGTGGTCGAGGTCGATGCCACAGTAGGGGTCGTTAATACTGACGACGAAACCCATTTGTTTGCCATTTTTTTTGTAGCTCTTGGCGGCGTTTGCGAACGTCGTCCACGTCGATGCGTCAGTCGAGCTGGCGTTGCCACCGTGGACGATGTCCAGCGGAACTTTGGTCGGCTTGCCGCCGCGCTCCTGCCACTCCCAAGCTACCCACTGCGCGCGGGCCTTGAGTTCTTCGAGGGCGGGGGACTTCATGCCCAAGCACCAAAGCCGATGATTGCATACGGAATAAGGCTGTCAAGCGCACCATGTAGGTTACAAGGGGTGCAAAGCAGTCCGCGGATACATCCACCACATGATTTCTTCCCCGGGCAGCAATCATGATCGTGGTCAATACAGACAGCGGGTGCATTGTCGCAACCGACGCAGATTCCGTGCTGATGAGCGAATAGAGCATTGTACTGACCTAGGGTGATGCCGTAAGTATGCCATAGAGCATAAATCCACCTTTTCTTTTTCATTCCGGGCTTATTTCTAGACCTACGACGGGCCTCCCTTTTGGCAGCCGCATAGGCGGGGTCGCGCATGCCTACGCTGTGGCGGGCTCGTCGTGTCAGTTTTTGATCGGCTGATAGTGGCTTGCGTCTTTGTCGCCGTTGCGCGTTGACTCTTTCGCGAACTCCGGGTCTACTACGCCACTCTCTCATAGAAGCCGCGTGGTCGCGACTCATCATGCGACAGGCTTTGGCATCACGGTCGCCCGCTCAACCAGCCCGTCGCCCAGCGAGGACCAGACCGGCCCCAGCTCTTTGTCATTGCAGGCAGGGTGTCGAGGGCAACGTCGAGAATGGTCGCGGCTGGTGCCGCAGTCAGGACAAGGTCGTGGTGTGTAGTAGTGATCGTTTTGTTCTGTCATGCTCAATTATACCAGAGCCGTCATGCGGGCTGCTTCTGGTTCTGACTGACGTAGTCGAACATCTCGTCAATGCGTGAACGGAACAGTTCTGCTCTCGACCGGGAGCGCACGATATCAACCACATTGAATTGCTTCGATGCTGACGCTGACAGGTTGAAGCTGCCAGTCACGGTCCAGCCGGTCCCGTCCGGGTATAGGTTTGTGATCCCCTTCTCGTGGAGAATCTGTCCGAACTTGGTGCGTCCGATGGCTCGCTGTGCACGGGGTACATGAGCGAAGAAGTCTGCGATGATTGGCTTCTCGGCGGTGCCTGCGCCCTGCGTGGCATCGAACAGGTAGCGGGAGGCAGGGTTGAATGAGATTTGCTTGAAGAGGTCGGCGATAGCCTGTAGGGTGAAGCCGTACTGTGAGCTGTGCTGTTCGATGTTGGCTGCGCCCCACATTGCAATCGCCGCCTCCTGCTCTGCGATGATTGCTGCCGGGATGTCGTCGTCAGGCGCGCTGAGGGTATCCCAGCTCGTGACGTCGGTGGTGGACTGGATCGCACCGAGCCTTCCGGGCTCGAAGATTTGCCGAGAAATCATTCTGAGCATGTCAATTCCTCGAAACAGATGCGGCAGAAGATGCGGTAGATACCAGCGATGGTGGATTAGCCGCGTCCATAATGCGCTGACACGTTGGGCATGGCAGGCCCCGCCAGAACATCGTCCTGACGTCGTTGATAGTCACGGCTCCAGGCCTCGATAGGAGCGTCAGCCATGGCGCGGGTATGGATGGAGTGTTTTAGACAGGGCGAGAACGGCTCTCGACAAGCGATAGGCGGCTATGGCTGCGGTCATGCGAATGGTCTTCATTGGTTCTCCTTTTCGTACTTGCGAAGAAAGGTGTTGATCGGATCGTCGGCGAGGCGGATGGTGTAGTCCAGCAGCCAATAGGCTGCGTCACCCTCAATCGTCAGCCAAGGGTCGGTGTCGTCCTCTGCCTTGTCGGACCAATCTCGCCGCAGCTTCCGCAGAGAGTCGAGGGTGGTCACTTTCTCCACGCCTCGACGTAGTTTCCAATGAGCAGCATCACATCGAGGATGTCCTTGACTTTGAATTCCTCGCGGTAGGAGTCCTCTGTGTTCCACCTTTCTCGTATGACAGTATAAGGTAGGGACTTGTCGTCGGAAAAGACGAGGGTGACCTTGTTCTCTGGCAGGAACTCGATCCTCATTTGATCCGCCGCCGCTTGGTGATGCAGGACTTGGGGATCGTCATGGGCGAGATTGTACCGCGGTCGTCTGAGTACGTGAACGCCAGCGTGACGTCACGCTTTGTGTCGCGCAATATATAACCGACCGTGTGACACTTTATCAGCTCGGGTATCTCGCCCTCGTCCTGCCAGTGCGGCAGGCAGGATGTATCGACCCATGTCAGCTCGACTAACTTCGGCATCTTCATTACATCATCGTGACGGTGAGGGCAATGGCACCAGCAAAGAACCAGTAGGCGCTGTGCGTCCAGTCGCGGGAGAAGAGGTAGCCACCGGCAACAGCGAAGTCGAGCACACCTAACGTATAGGCTAGCAGGGGGCCCCAGCGATTCATCGCCGACCTCGTAGAGGCCCTACCACTTCGCGAACCACAGGGCTATCTTCCACATCCATCGCCCCTCCATCCATGCGATACGACGCATGGCAATACGTCCCTCGTCCCACTCGGCTTCACGCCCAAGCATCAAGGGTCCGTACTGCGGCGTGTAGTCGGCAATGGAAAGGTTTAGCTGGCCGCCTTTGGTTGTCTCAATTCGGATGGTGTCCCCGCCCATCATGTTGAGGGTTTGATTTTTTCTCATCGGTACGGCTTCCCCTCGGGCCACTTGGCCGCGCCCAGAGGGCAGTGGTTCCAGTAGGCGCAGAACTTCTCGCTGCACCACCAGCCGTTCTCGTTGGGGATGAAGACGTCGGCGTCGATGCTGTTGATGCGCGGCTTGACGTCCAGTTCGATGTATTGGTTGATGGCCTCGCGGTCGTAGGGGATGACGAACGTCTGGATCGTCAGCGAGTCCCGGGCGAACACTTGGAACTGGAACTTGGACGGCGGCTCGTCAAACAACTGCCGGTACGCCGCCTGATAGATGTACGCCTGCGCTTTCGCCCGCGCAACCTGAGTCTCGCCCCACGGTTCTTTGGCGGTCTTGTAGTCGGTGATGGTGCCGTCTTCGTCCAGTCGGTCAATGCGTCCCCACAGCTCCTGCGGTCCCCGGTCGGTGGTCAGTGTCAGGATCATCGGGTGTTCGGCGGCAGCGGGCTTGACGTCAGCACTGATCCTAACGAACTCACGGATATGCATGGCAAGCATGGAGTCAACGCGGTCGCGGTTCTGGATGTTCATGCGCTGATCGGCGTAGAGCTCGCCGTCTTTCTTCAGCTTGGGCTCGCCGTCGAAGACAATGGGCTCGCCTTTTTTAGTAGCTTCGAGCATTTCGCTGGCAAATTTGGCTTGAGCGTATTCGAGAGTACGTGTTGCCATATCGCTCGCTGCTACGGGGTCGAGCGGTGCTATTTTGAGCAACGCCCACGCTTCCAGCCCTGCGTGTAGAGCGGTGCCGTACTTCAGGCTGACGCTCGGCGGTCCTTCGGGGACGCGCTCTCGGTGGTACTTGGTCTGGAGCCCACAGTTGTGCGAGAGCTGACCGTAGGAAAGGTGGTCGGTGATGGGCGTCTTAGTACCCATCAGTAGCTGCAACTCGATACCAATGATTGCCATAGTGGGCGCGGTAGGCCTCTTCTCTGACGCTCATCAGATCATATAGAACCGGGTCCCAATACGCTTGCCTGGGATGCTCGTGAACCATGTCCGAGATAGCCTGACATTGTTCAAGCGTTGACAGCAGGGCAAGGCTGCCGCGTATCTCGTCCAATGAGGGGGTACTTTCGCCGAGCCCGAGTACCTTCCCGGGCCCAGCACCCTTGCGGAGTCTGACTACCACGACGCCACCCGATTTGCTTCGGTCAAAACGGAATACTATCCACGTCTACCTCGACCGGTGTGGGCGAGGCGCTCCCGGCTCCAACGGCTGTAGCTTGACGACTGGTGCGCTGCGGGGTGACGACAACGCCGCCTTGGTCGATGGCAGCTTGGGTCACCGGACCCGCGGCCTTGGGCTTGGCGCCGTTGACGGCAGTACGCATGTAGGCAGACACCTTGAAGTAGTTGCTACCTTCGGGGTACTGACCGATGACGACGAGTTCCTTCCCGGGGAGCCATGCGTCGGGGTCGAGCTTGTTCAGCTCGTCTTGGGTAAGCTGGCGCTTGGCAGCGGCCTGCACCAGTGGAAGTAGGTTCGACTTGGAGTTCCAAGACGGCTTGCCACTGACGAAGATTTTTCCGTCTTCTTGGCCAGCACTTGTCGGCACGAGAACGACGCGAATTTTCTCGGCGATGGTGCCATCCGGCTCGGGGAACTGAGTATCCATGTAGCGCGTGACTTCGTCCACAATCACCGGGATGGGTTGCAGTTCCGGCAGTCGCGGGAAGTCTGACGTGGGCGGTGGAATCAGGGGCATTGGGTTCCTCCTAAGTTGATTGTGTTGGTGAGTTCAGTAGGGTGAATTATAGCACACCTCGGCTGGAGTAGCTGATGGCCAGCTCCAATTCTAGCTCTGCGATGCGCTGCTGTTGCGCCTTGAGTTCGGCGAGTAGTTGTGCTACCACAGCGCGCCGCCCCTCGGCGAGCGTTTGACTCGGGGACCACGCGAGGGGTAGGCCTAGCGGGGCCTCCGCAAACGGGTCTTCGCCCCTTACCACCGCAACCTCCACCACTGTCGGTTGATCCAGTGCCACCACTTGCGGCGCTCCAGTAGCCCCGACTTGCGTAACTCCGCAAGCATTCGTGGGGACCACACTTTCGGGTCGAAGTCACGCTCTGCGAGCCACGATTTCTCGCGGTTGAAGCTATCGCTTGGGCGGGTCATCGGTCACGCTAATGAGCAGTGCCACCAGCGCGAGGCACACGAGGCTGAAGATGGCGACGGCGGCTTGTAGTTCAGGGCTCAATGCGCTTGCCTGCTTCAGCCCAGCCAGAAAGCCAAGCAACAACCAGCACCACCGCTGGCACTGACCACCACCCGATGAACGGGAACAGGAGCAGGACGCTTGCGAAGATCAAGGTCCAGTAGAGCAGACGAACGTATAGGGGGACGATCACGGCTCTAAGCCCTCGATAGGAGCGTCTAGGGCGGCACGGAGCTCCATGTGCGTCCCGGGTCGATGGAGATAGGTCGCTCTCTCGGCTGCTTCTGCGAGGCGAATGGTGTACCTGACAGGCTCAGGACCGTGGGCCGCAAAGCGTATAGGTGAATCACCATCCCGCAGCTTCCGTAGAGAGTCGAGGGTGCTCACTGAAGGTCGGCTCATAGTATCACCGGCTTGGGGTTCATCTGCACCCGTGGGTATTCCTTGACGAACTTATTGCGGGCCCTTGCCGCGTCTTCGACCAGCAGCTCGCGGTCGTTGGCCGAGCCTATCGCGTAGGCCATGACGTGATCGTCCTTGTCGCAGAAAGCCACTGTGATTATGCTCATACTAGGAGTATAGCACGTCTGGACGCAAAAAGAAACCCCGCTCTCGGAGGCAGGGCCGAGAACGGGGTTTGACGTGTGACGCCACGGAGGACAGAACGTGGGTCCACCTATGCATTATAGCACAGGGGTTATGTCCTTACGAGCTGGACACCCATGTGCCGGTGGACACGAGGTAGCCGACGAAACCGGAGATCGCTCCGGTGACGAGGATGGTTTCGGGTACGGTAGGGGTGAAGCCGAAGCTGTTGAACACGAAAGCAGCCACGGCAGTCAGCACCACCACGAGAGCGGGGCGTGACACCTTGGGATGCAGGTTCAGGAACATATATATTCTCCTGTGTGGATTAGCGTAAGGCTATTGTAGCACATCAGATGTGCAGGAAGGCCCGTAGCCAAGCGATGAAGCTCTGAATCCAGTTGAGGGTCGTGGGGTCGGGCACTGGAGGCCCATCAGGCGGCGGGGGAGGCGGGGGCGGCGGGGGAGGCGGCGGCGGGGGAGGCGGCGGGGGAGGCGGCGGGGGAGGCGGCGGGGGCGGCGGGGGCGGCGGCGGCGGGGGAGGCGGCGGGGGAGGCGGCGGGGGCGGCGGGGGCGGCGGGGGAGGCGGCGGCGGGGGAGGCGGCGGGGGCGGCGGGGGAGGCGCAGCCACGAGGTTGTACCATGTACCCTTGCCCGATTGTGCTACCGCTGGAGGATTGGTGCCGCCACAGGCGGTGGAGTCAGTGGAGCTGTCGGTGATCCAGTACGCCTGTGCTGGGGCCAGCCGTCCGTTAGGACCACCAGACCCGGGCGGGCCACCAGACTCGTCCATGACGTACCAGACGCCATTGACGCGATTGGCCAGCGCCCACTCGGCGTATTGTCCGACTGCGGGAGTTCCGATGGGGGTGGTGTTTCTGTACCACTGGCCTACTGCTTGGTAGACAGGAGCGTGGCACATGCTGTTCAGCTCGACCACCTGGTCGGCGCCAGCTACGTATGCACCCCACCAGTGGTCGGCAGCAACCGTGTCTTTTGCTCCCGCGGGCGGCGGGGGAGGCGGTGGTGCGACGCCACCGGGATGCCAGCTATCAACGACGAGGCTGCGGTCCCAGTGGAAGCCGCCATTCGTGCCTTGGCCTTGAGTCTGCGTGGCGACAGCCCCGGGCTGCATGGTTTCCACGCCGTCGAGAGTAGCGATCCAGAGGTCGTAGCTCAGGCCCGCGCAGAGCGCCACAACTTCGGCGCGTGAGCTGCGGTTACAGTAGACGGTCGGTCGGATACCAAGCGCGTTACGACGCCTGACCCATCCCGCGGCATAGGCAGCCGAGGCATCGCCAGTTTCGCGGTCGATGACGTCGGCGTTCTCGGTGTTCCCCACGGTGATTGAGACAAGGACCGCATTCGGGAAGCGCGCTTGGACTACGGCGCGATTCACGGGCCATGAGCCATCAACGTAGTAGGCCACCATCTGTGCGTCAGCCGGGATGTCAAAGATGTTCGTGCTGTCGTACATGTATCTGGTCAAGTGAGTTCTCCTAAAGTAAGTAGGCTTGAAGGGCGTTACTGAGGGACACGAGCATGCCGACCGCGGCGACGAAGAGCAGGGCGCGGCGGCGGCGCTTGGGGGGCGAGGGGGCGAGCAGCACCAGCACCAGCATCACAAACAGAATCTTGAAGCCTATGATAGCAGCCCAGCCGTGGTCGAGGACGGCTCTGGCAATCGGGTTGACTTCCGTGAGCTTCCCGACGTTGATGCCGACCATAGTCGTGACGAGGTCCATGAGCTGACCGGCAGCCATTAGGAAGGTCGGGATTCCCAGTTTGACTTTGGGTTCGGGCTTCATCCATTCAACGGTCCAGCCCGGGGGTGGTTGCCAGTATTTGACCACTGGAATTTTCTGCCCGTAGTCAGGTTCTTCGTACTTAGTCATCGGGCCACGGGTCCTTGGGAGTCGGAGCGCCGGGGGGAAGCCAGCCCTCCCACGCTCGCTGACGGGCGGCGTTGAATCGCGCCCGGACTTCGTCATCAGTGAGTGCGGGAGGAGCTGGTGCCAGTAGTTCGTTGACCCACTGTGCCCAATCGTGCGGCGGCTCGGTCCAGCGTGGCTCAGCGTGACGCATTGGCCTATTGCCGTGCAGCGTCAATACGCGCCTTGATCTCGCGGCCCTGCGCCTCTGTGATGGCTGTCCTAAGTGGATCAGGACGATGACGCTGGCAGTAATCAATACCCCCAGCATGAACCACCCCCGGGTCCCCGCAGTAGCAAATCGTTTCCCCATACTTATCTCTCACGGCGCGGGGTTCACGGTCGCGGCTGGACACTTTTCAACATCTATGCAGCCACGTACTTGTTGGCGGTCTTATACGTTACACGGCCTAAGCACCAGCCGCCGCAGGCAAAGCATTGGAACCGACGACGTTTGGTCACGGCGTTCGCGGACCAGCCCCGTGGGCTCATCCCCGCCGTCGATCCGCACCGCGGGCAGCCGTCCGGTTCGTCACTGAGAACCGCAAGGTTCGGGTGTCGCGGTATCCACGGGCGAAAGCGGAAGTAAAGCTGCTCAAGGATTTCGACGTCGCGCTTGTTGTATCGCTTCATTCGAGCCCACGCCCCCCCCTCTCCCGCCATACAGCCGAGCCACGTCTTGAACCCGCCCGTTTCTGCCTTAGCCGGGATGCCCAAAAATGCGCAGAGGTCACCGAGGCGGTTCGATACGAATGAGAAGTTCCGGCGGGCGACCTTGAGCGTATCGACGTCCTTGAAGGGTGACGGCGGCGTTAGGCCGTGGACTATCATGCGACTCTGCGCCTTGGGGGCGTCGAATGAGACTCCGTTGTGTGTAACCGCGATGTCGGCTTCATCGAATAGTTCGCGGAGCTTGAGTGCTAGTTCGCGGTCATTGGCTGGTTCGGTTTTATAGAGGTCGAAGTCGGGCAGTCCGAGGACATGAGCCTTACTGTCGCCGATCCACTTCCACGCGATTGACAGGATGTACCAATCCTCTTTGAACTCGATCACGTTTGTCTGCCATTTCTCCCAGACGTAGCCGAGGTTGGGCGCAGTCTCAAGGTCATAGAGCAGGATGCGGGCCTCGGGTAGTGCGGGGGCGGGGGTCGCGGTAAGGGCGGCGATACGTGCGGCGGCGTAGGCTCCCGGGACCGCAGTACCCACTAACTGCCTGAAGTAGGTACGAACGCCCTCGGGCGTAAGGCCCGGGACGATAGTTTCCGTGGCGCTATCACCGCGGTCATAGGCTTCTCCGATGAGCCGCCACCGTTCGGCACGGACAACATTAGTAGCGGGCATAGGAACCTCCTACTAGAATTTGCCTATCTCGAATTCGTCACGCCATGTACGGAACGCCGCGAGATAGTTGATAAGGTCTTCAACTGTATCTGCCTTCCAAGGGCCGCGCATTCGGCTGATCTTGACGTCGATCAGACCCGCAATGAGCTTGAGCCGCTTCAGCTCGACAGACTGTTCTGCTACACGATGCCATCCTCTGACCAGGGGGTCATCGAGATTTTCAACAGAGTCAGAGAATGGGGTGAACTGGTTGGCCAGCGCCCACGTATCGCCGTATTCAAGGCCGCGGGTGTCACTAACCTCACGGGCGCGGTCGAGAGTCTCGTTGACGGCGGCGTTGAAGGCAGCAGGCGTGTAGAACGAATTATTCGCAGCTACACGAGCGTCTTCGACGTCGTCTGCCGCCTCGACGGTCCATGCTCTTGCTGCCTCTTGCTTGGCGGTGCGAATCTGTTCGACCTCGATGTTGTGAGCGACTATCGCCCCGATGCCCTCTTCAAATTGACTCAAGTTCTCGTCGTCCCAGCCAACTACCTGATGGCGCTCCGGTTCGTGAATCTTATACTTAGGGTGCGGCGTGTCATCTTCAATGTCAAGAGCTGTCGGGAAGGCTACGTCGGGGGAGTTCTTCTCGAACTTGGAGCTGCGACAGTCGTCGCAGCCGCCAAAGACGGGACAGGTTTCCCAGCGATGTTCGGGGAGGTCACCGGGGTACTCGTAGCTCACAGCGGCTGGAGCTTGACGGCTTGATCGAGCAGGGCGCCGAAACGAGTCTCGGTGAACTCAAACTCCGCGAGTTCGTGCCAGCGACTATTCCCTTGGAGGAACTGGAGCGCCTCTTTGCGAAGCTTATGCTGGTGAGAGAGTCGTACTTTCTTGGAGAATTCGCCCTCGAGCTCCGGGTTGATAAAGTCTTCAGCCGCTTGTGTCAGTACGGCTGCTGCCAGTCTTGATTCAGGGGTGTTGTTCATGGAGTAAGTATAGCATACCCGTCAGACGTGAGGGTAGTCGTCCCAAGAGTGGTCTGCTCGATACGCCTTGACTTGCTCGCGGTACTTCGCCGTATCTCGACGCTCGGAGGTTTCCATATTGGAGGCGACAGCCTCGCGCACCGCCACCGCACGACTCACGCCGATGGCCTCAAAGTGTCGGCGCTCTTCGCACATGGTTGCCATGAGGGTTTCCATGCTCGGCGGCAGGTGCGTGGCACGACAGGACGTACAGTCCGTGGTCGTATACTTATGCATCGGCCCCATGCGGGCTGTCTCATTCTCTCTGATCTCACCCGAGGCGATACGAGCGGCAGCGGTGCCGGTGTCGAGTAGGTAGGTGTTCTTGCAGCCAAGGCATAGAAGGTGTGTGGTGTTGGCGCCCTGTTCGGGTGACATGAACATCCCCGGCCCAAACACTAGAGCGCCCTCAAGTCCTTACGCAGCGATTCGAGGTCGAACCCCTCGGGGCTGTTCTTGGTGGCGTAGGCGGCGAAGTCGTCGGGCAGGATTGCCCATGCCTCATCGACGTAGGTAGCCCAGAAGTCCCAGCTCATGTGCAGCAACTTGCCCCACGTCACTACGGTCACTCCCGTGTCATCCACGGCGACAACATTGACGCTATGCCCTCCCCACGAACCCGGGCGAGCGTCGGGAGTCCCGCTAACGACGTCCCAGCTCGCCCGACCCTGAGCCGTCCGTGGTAGAAGCACACCGATGTCAAGCCCCTCGAATAGCCATGCGGCAAGCTTGACCATGCGCGGGTCGCTGACGCTGACGCTGATGAACCCCTCGATCTTGTGTCCGACCAGCCCAACGTCACGAGTATAGGATAGCACATTGGCGATGGCTGCGCCGGTATCCTGTGGGCTCAGGTGACGGTAGTAGGCCACGATGTCGTCCTGCGAAATGACCGTCTGCTCGCCCGTGGCTGATAATGACCAGCGTTGAATCATGTGTCCAATAGCAGCGCAGGTGCAATCGCCCATCTGGTCGTTGGCGTACATCGGCCAGTCGGTGATCCCTGCCGTCAGGTCCACAGTCTCCGGAGGAGACAGCTTCGAGGGGTCGAGGTATTCGACCGCGCTCAGATGTCTAGGGTCGTAGACGGCAGGTAGCTTGCCGAGGTACTGCACTACTCCTTCCTCGGTACGGTGGGGTTAGTGTCTTCGATGCGAGTCGCGGTGGCGTCGGTTGAAGCCGCCAGTTTCAATACCTCTTGCAGCGTCCCGGCGTCCAGAGCCGCAAGATGCTTGACTGCTTCAACCGCAAGGGCCAGCGCCGCGGCGGTATCCTTGGCGACAGAGGCAACCTCAGTGGCCGCTTCCTTACGGACCTTTTCCACGTTGACGGCGGTCGCGTCGGCCTCGGCCCTAGTGGTCCTAGCTATCTTGGCAGCTTCCTTGAGGGCAGCAGAGTTCTCCTTGGCGGTGAGTTCAAGGCGATTGATAACGTCGCGCAGCGAGGAACCTGAGTCAGTCTTGAATTGACTCGCGATATCCACCAGCACGGGACCCATGTGTGAAAGCATAATCAGATCAGGGGCAACCTTGGCGAGCTGGGTCACGGTGTCAATCTCGACTACACTGCGAGCGAAGGGCTGGATAATCTTGCTCCACAGGAAGCCGGGGGTCTTGACAATGACGCTGAATGCCACAACCACACTCGCCACGGTCAGGATGCCGTCCCACGGCGCACCGAGTATCGGGTAGGGGGCGAAGTTGAAAGCGATCATGTGTTCTCCAATCTATTAGAACTTGAACTCAACGAGCCAGTCTAGTTACCTGCCCGGTGGGCAGAAGGCGTCGGCAAAGTTTCCTGAACCGTCGCTATTGCCGTTCAGCGTTTCTCGAATTGCATCTGCTGAAGAACCCTTCCACGCCCCCAGGGCACACCATTCTGCCGTAAAGCCGCTCTCATAATTCGCCCACCCGGGGATACCAATGCCCGCCGTTAACCCAAACGATGCTTGGGTGTTATTAAATGGACCTACGTTGGTGAGTGTGCCTATGCGTGAGAGTCCCCCGATACCTTGATAGCCCCTATACCACTCCATTGTTCCGTGAGTCGAGTCAATGATCGGTTGCCAGATTAATGACGTCATGAACCACCGCCCGGGTCCGGGTCCCGATGCTGTCAGTAAGTTGTAGGAGTCATCAACGTAATGTAGCGTCTGACCCCCATCAGCCGTATAGACATGGCTTCCCGCCGAGTTAGCTCCCGAGTTGCTGATGCGTAGTGCAGTAATCCACGCAACCGGGTTATTGCCATGCAAGTCAATGGCACTGCCTGACTGCACTATCTGGTAGGGGGGAGCAAAGGTCGTGGCTACAAATCGTGTCCACACTATCGCCGCCTGTGCCACGCCGCCCGAGGACGACAAGGGCAACATAACGTGAGCTTTATTCGCTGCTGTATTGACTCGCGTCAAGGACAGGGATGTTGTCCCGCCGAGTGGTGCGCCACCAGATCGCCCAATCGAGTTGCCTCCATTAAGAGTATAAGACCCTTGATTGGAGGCGCTGATGTGATCGTAAAACCAGGGGCCACCGAAAATGGGTCCAGGCTCCCCGGCTTCCGTATCCGTTGGTGCGTCGTCTAGATCGTAAAAGGCGCCGTTGGCCGCAGCCCATGAGGTTTCGTTCAGGCTATTCGGTTGCCATGCAGATGGGGATCGCCTCGGGTCTACAGAATGCGTTGCACAAGGCCGTCCAGTCGCGTAGTTCGTACTAGGCGGTCCTGCCATTAGACGCAGTAGATTTGGATTTCGCCAATCGCATCCACGAGGGTTCCAGCGCCGGTTGGCTTAATGGTGATCCAAGCGACATAACTACCGGGTGCCAGTGACGTGAAGGGTGGGGCGATCATGGCGGTGCCGGTTTCAAGCGTCTGGTTACTACCCATGCGTGTGGGTTGAGATTCGTTCACTACCGTATTCACGTCAGGGCCGGTATGGAGCTGAACCGTGACGTAAGCCTCAGAGCTGGCGAACTGGGCGCCTAACGTCGCAAAGGCGAGAATATTACAGGCATGATCGTAGACGTTGAACGGGATGGAGACAATCACAGGTAGGTCGCTAGCCGTATAAGTCAGGGGCAGTGTAATACCTGATGGTATTGGCCCGCCGCCAATCAGGGTCATGTTACCGCCGGTGGCAGTACCGCCGGGGGTTGAGCCCGAAGGTCCAACGACTGGCCAGTTGAGGCCAGTCCCGCCACCGCCGCTGCTGCCACCGTAAGTAGTGATCGTCCAGTTGTTGGGATTGTCCACAACCTGAGTAACGCCGGGAGTTGTCTGAGCACGATAGGTCAGTGCCGAGCCGATCAGGTTATCAATCGAGGTCTTGAGTTGACTAACGTCAGAGAGTGCCATCGACGCCGGGTATTCGTCCAGGTGTGCGCTCTTCTGCGGCGAGCCCTCGGTTTCCTCATAACCAATGATCTGACGCATACTGTTCGCGAGCGCAGGGTCAAGGTGCGGAGCCTGAAGTTGAATCGTGGACAGCTCGCGCCACAGACCCACGGTGGATGCGTTGTCTTCAAAGACGATGGTGCGAGAGGTCGCGGGGTCAGAACTGAGCTTGGCGGCAGCGTCGCCCGCGGCGGAAAGCGTACGGAAATCCGAGATGTCCTCAAGATTTTCCATGCGGGTCCACAGGCCGTAATCGCGGATCGCTTGCAAGTTGCGAGCTGCATAGAGAACCGGGAACCCTTGCCTCGAAATGGCCTGCACCTTAAGCTGCGTGGCGAAGATACTGGCGTTGTCGGCCTCCTGCGCGGTGATGAGGTTGCCAGGGGAGTTGGCTTGGAATTGCTCTTTGATGACAGGCGGTCCACCCGTGATCGGAGGAAAGTCACCGACGATACCGTCGAGGATGTCCTGATCCTTGCGACATTCCTTACGCAGTGTAATGTCAGCGGCATTGGCGGCGAGCATCATCATCTCCAGCCCCGACGCTTGGTTGAAAGTCATTTCAAGAATCGAAGTCGTGACGGGGAACCCAGCACTCAAGGTCATCTGGTTGCCCCGTGAGAAGACGTACAGGTCTCGCGCCTTGACAGTACCACCGCCGTTGGCCGAGTAAGCGTAGAACCCTACGGCTCCTGTCAGGGCGAGGCCAGGGGCCAAGAACGTCGAGCCGGGGATATCCTGTCCTTGAACCAGCACCCTGATCCCAGCGAACCCACCCGACGCGGCATCCTTGGGCAAGACCGTGAGCTGGTAATCCGCCTGCGAAGTTCCGTCAGCGGCGATGATACCGCCCGCGTTGGCACCGAAGAGGGAAAATTGAGTCGCCGAAACCGTACCCCAGGTACTATACGAGAAAAACTTCAGCCAGAGATTAGCGAGTTGTCCGGGCCCGGGAGTGGTATCGACTCCAAGTTCTATTTGTTGGCAGGCACCCGTTGATGGATTGAGTCCTACAATGAGGCCCGCGGTCACCAGTGGAGCGTTCGCGGGAGCGTTGATACGAAAGGTGCCCTCGATCTTCGACGGGACGAGCTGTCCGGTGGTGTACGCCGCGTTGTTGTGCATGATGTAGCGTCGCCCCGCTTCCATGCCAGTCATCTGCTGCCAAGCAGTCTTTCCGGTCATCGTTGGCGTCCACGAGACTGAGGATACAGGGACTTGGACCTGTGCGTACTGAGCTAGGGACCCGTCCTGTATGGTAGTATCCTGCGTAGCGAAGTCGTCACCGTAGAGTAACTGCCAATCCGTGATAGCGTACTTGATGATGTTGGTGGCCGTGTCTTGAAAGTAGTCCTTGCGCTCGGACTCGGCTTTCTGATGTAAGAACCAACTGTCCTGCGCTTCTAGTGCGAATGTCTTGAGGTCGCGAGGGGTCTTGTCGATCAGCCCGGTAAAGGTCGGATTCGCCAGCGCCCAATAGGTTGCGTTCGGCGGTGTGTGGTTGGTATGGGGGGAGATGCAGACGTACTCCACGGCACTCACTACTACGACGTCATTGCGGTTGTATGCCTTGGTCGCCGACCACGCAGTCGCCCGCGTATACCGTTCGATCCGCTGCCCGTACCGGAGCTGCTTGTACAGCGCCTCGACGTTGACCCCTGCCCATTCGGACTGCGCCTGCGTCTGTCCCTTCGGGGGAATCAGCGGTACGTTCAGGAGTCCGATCTGCGACTTCGGCGGCCAGAGCCCACGCACCATCCCGAAGGTCTGGGAATGCGAGTTAACGGTATGCGGAAGGTCGGTGGTGAGTTCCGTACCGTCGTGGCGTAGGACGCGATACCGCCAGCTCGTCGCCATTTAGCGAAGGTCCAGATTGACGACCACGCCATACCAAGTCGTTCCGGCGTCCTTAGTTTCAAGCTCGACGCGATCCAGCTTGGCGGCTGCGGTGGACAGAGTTGGCGCCGTACCCCCGGCCCACTTGACCGACGCAGGCCACGTCACCAGTCGGGTTCCGGTAGCGTCCTGCTTGAGATAGAGCGCCAGCCTGACTAAGCCTGCTGGGGGTGCGGTCAAGGTCAGGACCAGCGGCGTCCCGGTGAGCGTAATGTCGTACGTGTTCGAGACAGTGGCATCCAACGTCTGCGCCGTCCCCGAGGCAGCAATCGTCGTCAGTTTCTCCACGAGCCCCACGGTGGGGCGGTTGCCGTGGTTGTGGTCACGCCGAGCGCCGAAGTTGATCGACCCTACGGCGTTCGCTCCGGGCTGCGGGGGGGCAGTGGTGTCGAAGGCGGCGATGGTAGAGTCAGAGCGGATAGGCGTCGTTGCCGACCCCGCAGCGGCGGTAGACCCGAGCGCAATCGCGGGCGTCGTAAACGACTCTCGTCCGTGCTTGTGATCACCAGCCGACGCCGTAGCGGCTGATCCCGGGACGCCTGTATCGCCTACGGCGCTGGTGGTAACCGTACCGCTGGCTGACATCGTACCCGCGGCTCCCGTCGCACCAGTAGACCCGGTAGCGCCCTTCTGCGCGACGAGACTCCAGTAGGTGGTCGCGGTGTCAGGCTGCTGGCCGGTGCCCGCGAGGATGGCGACATAGCTCGACCCTGAGTAGTAGACAAGATCGTTTACCGCATACGCGGTACCCACGAGCCAGAGCGCCCGCCATACGCCGAACAGGTGCTTGTTGGTCCACTTGGCGTCGGAAATACGGTAGGTGACAACGTCGCCGTCTACCGGGCTGGACAGGCTGACGTCGGTGGCGCCCGCAAAGGATTCGTCGGGGCCCAGCCCAACCGGCATCCCGGTCGCGGGGGCCATCGAGAGGGAGATTTTAATGCGACCGGGCCAGTCGGTTGAGGTTTCGGGTGCCGACACGTCCATGATCCACCACGCGCCGTCGAAGGGACCATTGGGGACGAGGTCGTTCCACTGGACGGTGATGGGCTGGTTGAGCGGGTCGGCGACCAGAGCGCGAACGGCGACCAGCATTGCCTGTGCAGTCACATCGTCCACTTGGTCGATCAGGACGACAGCGGGGGACACCGCGGGCTGGTCGTTGCCGTGGGGGACGTACTTGGTGGTGCCGCCCTCAATCTTGTACGACTCGAACGCCTGTGTCAGCTTGACCGAGGGGATGGGCTGGAAGCCGCCAACCGCCGGATCGACCAAAACGATTTGAGTGGCGCCAGAGGTCAGTTTCACAGGACTCCTTTAGTAACGATGAACCGCGGCCATCTCAGATCGCATCGCTCGACCCAGCTCTGCGCGATCACCGAGATAGTTGGGGAAGTTGAAGTTGTAGGTTGCACCGCTAGGTACTGCCGCGGCCATCGAGTCGGCGTGGGAGAGAATTTGGCCGCCCACGCTGGGGACGAACAGCTCAGGGCCTTTTTCGCCGACCCAGCTCGGAGCGCCCGCCGCCATCGAACCACCAGTAGCGCGGCCACCGACACCGTAAGGATGACTGGCAAGGGCGACCATTCCAAAGCTACTGGAGGTAGCGTTGGGGCTCGCTGACGGTGGCTGATATTTGGCACTATTGAACTGATTCCATGCTTCAACATAATGACCAGTATCGAAGAGAAAGAGAGCGTGCATCAGAGTCACGAGGGGACCGTTGAGAAGATTAGCTTGCAACGCATCCCATAGGCCGCCTACAATCCCGGCTCCAATCGCTGACCCCAGCGTCACCCCCGCTACAACGATACTATGTCCGGGTTCCTTCGTAGGATCGAAGAATCCACCAATCGCATGAATCCAGTCGGTGATAAGGCCGCGTAGTTGAGCCTGATGCTGAGGACTCCAGGGGTCCTGTATCCACTTCACGACATCCTCTGCGTACTTCTGCCACTGTGGGTCTAACTGTGCAGTAATCGTTTTCTTCGTTGCTGTCGAGAGGTCCTGATAATTCGTCACCGCCGCGTTATAAGCCTTGGTAGTGGCGTTAGAGGCATCCTGTGCTGCGGTCACAATCGCGGCAGAAGCATCGCGATATCCCTGTAGCTTGTCGGCCTGTAGGGAATCAAATGCTTTCTTCTCGTCCTGGATTGCCTTGATCTGAGCTTGAAGAACGCGCTGGGCTGCACTCATTGCCTGCTTGGTGGTATCGTCGCCGAGCTTCTGCTTGTCTTGTTCAAGCTGCTGGCCGGTCTTGAAAGAGTCTGCGTAGTTGCCCTGATAGGCTTCAAGCGCAGCCGCTTGTGAATCCTGTGTGATCTTGAGACGATCTGCTTCTAAGGTGCGCTCTTCGGCGAGAAGCTGTTGTTCGAGCGAGAGCTGTTTATCTTCTGCTGTCAGTAGAGCAATCTGAGACTCGTATTGGTCGTCCTGTGCCTTAGTGACGGCATTGGTGGCTGCCTCTTGGCGCTTCAAGGCTTCCGTCTGATCTTTCGACACTTGGAGAGAACGATCAGCAGCGGCAGAACTGTCCTCTTGAAGGGCATTGATAGCGTTCAGAGCCGCCACGGCGCTCCCCTGCATCTTATCAAGCGACTTATTTACATCGTCTTGCGTGAGCTTCAGACCGAACAAACCGCTCACAAAAGATGCAATCTTACCGATGATGCCACTGAGCATAGTGCCAAAGCGGGTAGCGGCATCCCCGCTCTTACTGAAACCCTCGGTCAGTACCATAAAGAGTAGCGAGAAACCGCTTTGCATGGGAGCGATAAAGCGGGTCTTGATCCCCTCCATCGTCAGGTCGAATTGTGTCTGTGCGGTCTTGGTGAAGGCAGCAGTCTGTACCTCACCCTCGCTCAGAATGACACCGTAGTTTGTCAGCTCCTTGGTGTATTCCGCGAAGAAACCCGGACCCTGACGTAGAACCTCAATCAATTTCTGGCCAGTACGACCGAAGGTAGCTTGTGCGACCGCGGCATTCAGGGCTTCATCCGTACTGCCGTGAATAAACTTCGACACTTGCATAAACGCCTGCCCGATATTGGTAGTGGTCACGCCGATGTCTTCCATCGTCAGGCCGTACTTCTTCAACACCGGCAAGCCCGCCTCAAGGTTCTTCCCGAACATCGCAAACATCTTCTGGAACTCGGTGAAGTTGACGCCTATCGCCTCCATCGCGTGACCGAGCACCTGCACCTGTGTGGTATCTATGCCGGTCACGTCAGCAACGCGTTTGACGCCAGCAGCATAATCAGCCTGTTGGGTGGTCAGCTTCTCTAATACGCCGAGCAGGGCAAGGGGCGCGGCAATAAGGGCTCCTACGCCGAGAACAGCAGTACCAGCACTCAGGCCGCCAAAGATACCGCCCGACTCCAAGCCCGCCGCACCGGCCAGCTTACCGGCCCGGGCCGCCTGTGCGCCCATCAGGTCGTAGGCGCCGCCAAGCTCGATAGCACTAGCCGCGGTCTTCTTGAGAGCCACACTGGTTGCTTCAGTCGCAACGGCCATCTTACCGGCAGAAGCGCCAGCAGCAGCCGTAGCCACGTCCAGTCCCACGACAGCCACATCGGCTTTCTTGACCCATTCCGAGAACCCCGCAGTAACGGCGATGTCATCGGCCATATTAGTCTTGTACTGGAGGTCATAAAGCTCCAGCGGAGCGATCATGCTCGGGAGGATGCGCGCTGTCATTAGTGTTGCGCCTGCGGCACAAGGCCGCCGAGTCGCTTCAGGGCCGCCTGACTCTCTTCGCGCGATACGCGCTTAGGAACGCGAGGCGAGTGCAGGGGGTCGCCGGTACGTTTTGGCTGGGAGTCAGCCTCACCTTCCATCAGCGCGTCCAACTGCGACAGTGTCATTAGCCAGAAGTTCCACTCGCTGATTTTGTAGTGCGCCGCTGCGAAGTAGAAGCGCGGCCAGTTGTAGCCGCTTTCGCTTTTGGGGCGGCTTCCGCCTCGGGGCGGGTATAGTTCTCACACTTGCATCCCTCGCCACTGCACACGTTGTCGATCCAGTCGTGGTCCGAGAAGGCGTGGTCACACGTATGGCACGTGGGGATGGGTGCAGCGATATCCTGCGCCTTGGCGATAGCGTTCAGAAGTGGATGCGCGTCGGCGGATTCCAGTTCTACGCTCAAAAGACCGGCCAGTCGGTCGGCTTCCTCTTCGGGGGTAGCCGTACGGAGCTTTAGGCCAGCCATGTCAACCTCCACTCCGCTGCCCGCGTGGAGACAACCAGAGCCGAGGATGAACATCACAGTATCCGTGATAAAGGTTCCCTCCTTCTGCTTCATCAAAGGCATGAGAGGGTTGGAGCTGGAGAATCGGTGCTCCTGCGCCATCGCGGAAAGCATGTTGAACTTGAGGTTGATCGTCAGCTCGTCGTTGATCCTGAGCGGAACGCCAGCGGCGAAGATGCGATCAGAGGTAGTAACAGTCATAGAACTCCCTTGCGCCGGGTTTCGACGCAGTTTGACGTGAGAGGATCGGCCCGGGCACGTCCCCCGGGCCAACCCACCGGGGACTAAGCGATGGCGGTGGCTGTTTCGTTCGCGACGATATCAAACCACTTCGCAGCAACGGAACCGACCGCGCCTCGCAACGGTAGCGCAACGGCGCCGCCAGTGAAGGTGTGGAATGCTTCGTCAGCAAACCCCAGACCCGGGAATACGTTAGCCTGACACTTCCATGCGACGAAGTGGAGGTCACCGGGGGTATCAACACCGACCAAGGACTGACACTCGAACTTGAACCGCAGCAACGCCGGGTCCGTACCGAGCAACTGGTAGGTGGTGATCTGGTTGGGCGTCGAACCCGTGGTGGACTGTGACCCACCGAGGGCGGCCGCCACTTCAGCGAACGACAACTGTCCGTGGTTGAAGGTGACGTCAAGTGAGAGTAGCTTCGCACGGTGGTCGATCAACTGACCGTCACCACGGAGGTCCTCTTCCTTGATCTTACCCCCGACCGTGACGGTCTTAATTGCCGGGACGGCAATAAGCGAACCGAAGGTCGTTGGCGGATAGCCGGTCACGACACCGCCCGACACGTAGGCGCCGGTTGGAGTGCCTGTCAATGTGACAACCACGGTGGTTGCGGTTTGCGAGGCAACCACGAAGTTGCCGTTGACGGGGGTGGTTGCGAAACCGACAAGGCCAGCAACCTTAACGGGCATACCCGTGGTATAGCTGGTTCCTGATGGGGTTGGAACCGTCAGGGTCAGTGCGGTCGTCACGAACGTGGCGCCGGTAATACCCGTGACGAGGGAGACGGGGTCTGTCAGGATGGGCTTAATCCCAGCCGCATCGACTCCGAATGATTCGACTAGACCAACGTAGGCCATTTAGTTACTCCTTGTCCCCGGATTTCGAGGATGAATCGGCTGCCTTCTCGGGTTTCGAGTCCTTAGCCTCTGTTGCTGTTATTGTCCCTTCGAGGATGCGAAGAAAATCTGTTACGTCTTCGGCGTCAACCTCGACAATACCGTCCTCGACGGCGTAAAGACGTGACTTGGTGGCGGTCGCAAAGCTGACCTCACCATCGAACGGAACGGATATGCGAACGCCCATTAGAACATCCACAGTCCGTGCGCGCGCAAAACGGACTCGGGCGTCCAGTTGGCGGGCGCTATCGCGGTGACGTGGTTGCGCAGTTGACCCGATCCTTGACTGCCCATCAGGTGTTTGACGGGGGCTTCGGCAGGCGCCTCAGCCTTCACGGCCTTGACCTTACTGGCCTTCGCGGTTGGCATATATTCTCCTTGTGACTAGCGATGAGTGATGACGTTGCGGTGGAGCTGAACGTCGATGACATGATGAACCATGTTAGCTTCCTCTGGCTCGGGCAGTTCGTAGGGCCACAGGATTACGTTGCAGCGATAGATTCGCGCTCCGGGCGAGGGTCCTATCTTGCCGAGCACGGCGCCGTCCAGCGCGAAGGCAACAAGTTCAGGAAGTAGTGGGTCTTCCAGTCGCGGGGTCTTGCCCCACTGGTCCTTGGGACCAAACTCGCGCTGCCACACATCAATCTGGTACGTGGGGATGGATCGCTTCTGACTGAACGCCGCGGTACGGTCGTCAGGATTAGCGTAGGGGCCTGAAACAACTATGGTGGGTAGAGGGCTTGCCCGCCACCGGGTATCCACGCTTACGCCGAGACTCTGGTTTTCGAGCCACGCCTTTATGGCGGTCGATCCTGTTAGGCTCATATGGCCTCTTCCTCGGCCAGAACCTCTTCAATCGCAGGCCGCAGGAAGGGTCGGCCTTGGACCCAGCCGCCCCCGGCAATACCGCCCATTTCGTGACCGAACTCCAGTGGAACGGCATACTTAAATGTAGTCTCTTCATCGCGCTTACCGCCGAGGCGTTCGAGGTCTTCGACAACGCCGACTACGACTACATGGCCCGTACCGAATTCTCCTGTTGTGCTGCGAGCCTGTTCCTCGCGCACCCCAATCGCCTCTTCCATTGTGCCATCAACCTTGTGAACCTTTTGCTTGGCGCGTTGGGAAATCCTTTCTGCAATGTCGAGTTGACGAACATATGCCAGTTCGTAATTAACGGCGCTCGCCACCTTCAGTCCAGTCTCCCATGACTTGTAGCCGCTAAATCGCATACCCATTACAGTTCTACCTCCGTCTTGCGTACTAGGGCTCGAATATATAGACGGACGTCCACAGTGCCGAGGACTTCCCACTCGACACCGCGAACGGTAAGATCATCTCCGACCAGGACCCCGCAGTCGTTTGGGAGAGCGACGGCACCGTCGATGCGTTGCCCGAGAGCCTGGGCGTAGGGTATTTCCTTGACGCCCATGTTGCGCCAAGAACCAGGGCCGTCGTATATGAGCTTGCTGTCGGGCGACGCCATCCCATCGGCGTCAACGCCCTTTATGTCGCGGCGAATAACGACGTGGTCACGGTTGAGCCCCGGAATCCCCGGCAGGCCCATTAGTTATCCTTGGGAACGGCTTTTGTTTGCAGAGGCGGGTGAAGGCGAACCATCGCCGCCTCAGCCAGTTCGGCCCGAGCAATGGCATCCTCAAGAGCACCCTGGAGTGCGGTTTGCTGAATCGCCAGCTTGCCGATGTAAGCGAAGAGGTACTCTTCGCTGAGAATCTTCATTATCCGTGTGGCCCCCAGCCGAGTATGATGGTGGGCGGTAAGAGTCCTGCGATATGCAGAATCTCGTAGGCTCGATCTGCGAGCGGCGAGCGTTTCCCCGGTTCGCGCTGGAGGTTCACACCAGCGTCGAGGTTGTCGATCTTGTGATAAGCCCCGTACTGTTCCAGCTCGTCGCCGGTTTCCAGCCACCACTCCACCTGAGCACAGGTAGCGTCCCTGAGCGCAGCGATGATGAGGGCATCGGTGGGTAGATGAGTCGTGGGGTCGGTAGTATAGATAGCGCCGAAGAGGGCGCTATCTATTACGCGAGAAGCGTTGCTAAGTTGACGATCTGCGTCATTAGGAGGCTCATCCCAGAGCCAGTCGCGCAGGTCGTCAACTGTCGCGTAAGACATCTACTAGTCGGTGTTGTTAGGCCGCGCGAGTTCGTAGGCCCAGATGGTCCCCGCCGTGGTAGAGGCGAAGTCCACATTGAGGTCACCGTTTGCCTGCGCAAAACGGCCACCCACGAAGGGACCAATGAACATCCGGTTACCAGCGCCAGTAGCGCCAGTCACGGTCAGGTCACCCTGTCCAGCCTCAAGGCCGGGAGGGTTCGCGCCTGCACGCAGAATCGTGTTGGAAGCCGGGGCTGTGGTGTAAAGAATCACAAGCTGCAACTTGTTGAACCGCTTGGCCGACACTTTCATGCCGTTGGCCTGGTCGATTGCGGTTCCGGCAGTTTCCTGCACACCGGCATTTGTCGTGCTTGACACGACGGGAATGTTTGTACGAGCCATGAAGGCTACTCCTAGTTGTTACGACTGGACGCGGGCATTTGAGACATTACCCGCGCCCCGGTCAAGGGTGAAAGCCTAGCGATGACTAGACAGTGTTGGCGTCTAGGGAAACGAGGGAGTCTGGCCGGATCAGCTTGCAGCCGTAGACATGAAGTCCACGAACGGCGTCGCCGAAGGTTGTCTGCAAACGCAGGGCCTCGACCTGATTGATCTGGTCAGCGTAGGTAATTGCTGTCGGAACGCCTGCAAGGACGATGTTACGAACGCCACCCGGGACGGGAGTGTTGTTCGACACAAAGACCTTCATGCCAACGACTTCGCCGACGAAACCAACGGTCTGCGCGGCAGGCTGTTGCGAGGCGAATGCGCTGGTGAAGCGAACATCTTGCAGCAAGTACGACTGGTACCACGGGGGGATAATCACTACCCGACCTGTGGTTGAAACGTTTGCCTCAGTCAATTTCTGGTTGAGCTTGACCAAGTTGGTGTACGCCAAGTCGGCGGTTGTGATCGACGTGGTGCCGATCTTGTTGCTGGCTTGGATACCGGGGTAAACCCCGGAGATGAGCTGATCCACCAAATCCGCGAGCTTGTAGGCTGCGCGAGTCATAGCCTCACCCATGATGGTTCCGGCCATCTGGCGAGCGTCCACGTCATCGACCACGAAGCTAAACGACTTGCCTTGGTCAACGACCAGAGCACGATCAGCGGTCGAGAGGGACTCGTAGGTGAGAGTTCCACCACTTGCGTAGTTGCTGATCGTCGGGTCAGAAACTGACGTAATGTGGACGGTATCGCCAGCATTGGCGATCTCACCTTCATAGTCTCGGTTCACGAGAGCTTGGTAGACGAACGCCTTACGAAGTGCTTCGATAATGGCGGCGCTCCAAACCTCGGGAATAAAGGATGTTACGGACATGTTTTGGTTCCTTTAGGTGACCGCTTAAGCCTTGACGCCCAGATGCTCCAACTTCCCGGCCTGCCGAGCTTCGTTGATAGCTTCATTGGACATGGTGGCGAGCGTGTCGCGGGTAATCAAATCGGTGGCGCCACCACTTCCCGCTGGGAAGGGTACGCTGGAAACGGACGGTGTCTGTCCGTTCAACTTGAAAGATGGGAACTTTTCGAGCGTGGATTTCACGATCTCGGACAGGTCTTTCTCAAAACTTGCCCCTACGGGATCGAGACTGTCGAGCTGTCCCATTCCCTTGAGATATCCGGTAAGCAATTCAGCGTTACCGCCTTGGGCGATCACCGCCCGATCAACTGCCGTCCCGAGTCGCAAGTTACGATTCTCGGCTATAGCCTCGGCGTGCTTACTTTCGAGTTCGGCAACGCGGGCCTGCAATTCGGCGGGTTCGGTGGGCATCGTCTTATCCACTCCAAGTAGTTTCTGGAGCTGGGTGAGGACGCCGTGCTCCTGCTTGGCGGTCTTTTCGCCCTCGCGAAACTTGTCCCACTGCGCCTTGGCGCGGTCGGGGTCGTAGGGGCTGCCGTCAATCCACACCGGAGGACTTTGGCTAGGCGGTGTGGCCGCAGGCGCCTTAGCAGGCTCCACGGTGGGCGGGGGAGCGGGGGTAACGACCGTACCGGGCTCGGTGACGGGGGCACTAGTAGCGATGATTACTGGATCAGTCATTTACAGTCTCCTGTGAGTAAACCGCTTCTGAGCGGCTGGTTGGTTATTTGAGAACGGCTGCGAGTTGGGGTATCCGGGGAATCGCGATAGACAGCGCCCAGGGAAGCAGTCCAACAGGGACAAACTCAATCGTGGACCTGACCTTGAAGGACGCACAAGCAAAACAGACGATGGCGCCGATCAGTAAGATCACTTCGTACATTTATTTCTTGCTACGCAATACTGATCGTTTAGCCTTTGGTTGACTCTGTACCGCTACCAAGGCCAACCGCAGGGCTTCGATCTGTACGGTTAGCCTGCCGATGAGTTCATGTATCTGTTGTTCGTTCATAACAATTCTCCTAATGTGTGGACGTGAAACATTACGACGCTGGTCCTATGGCCGACTTGTGGAGGTTGCCGCTGGCGTCGATGGTTACGTACTTGTCGGCGGCAGCAAAGGCGGGGAGAATGGACTGGATTCCACCATTGAGGACTGCCGGGCCGCTGGCGGGCAAGCTAACGGCTCCGGGGACAGTCAGCCCCCCGTTGAAGGTGCCCAGGCCGACGCCATTGATGCTGGCGACCTTACCGTGAGCGCCATTGTAGAACTCAACTCCGCTTGTGCCGTCGTCGTAGTTGAAATACAGGGGCATATTTCCCTTGGCGTTCAGGATCAGGTTGTCATCGGCGACGGTGGATTTGGTATTGATCCGGCCCCCAGTAGTAAAGACCGCACCAGTCCCGGTCGCGCCGACTGCCTCTAGACCGTTATTGAGGATGCCGTGGCCGGTGCCATCCACCGAAGCAACCACGTTGTTTGTTCCATCGAAGAACCGAGTCCCGCCTGAGCCGTCCCCGTAGCCCAACCCAATAAAGCCCGCCCCCTTCGCGCCGAGAACCATGTTGTCGTTGGCCAGGTTGGAGGCTATTGTGACGTTCCCGCCCGTGCTGAAGTTGAACCACGTTCCGGATGGTGGGCCTATCGCTGCGCCTCCGTTGAACCACCCTTTACCGTCAGAGGAGATCCTGGCCACAGTGGTCAGGGCGGCCGTATTTCCGAAGCCGGTACTGGTCCCGACGTTGAACAGGAAGGCGGTGGTGTCCCCGAGCAGGTTGAGTCCCAGGACGATGTTGCCGTTCCCGATCGTGTATTTCTCAACGCCCGCGACCATCTTGGTGCCGACGCGGATCGCGCCCTGATTGCTCCACTGAGCATCCATCGTCAGACCGCCGAGGTACAGCGCCGAGTCTGCCGTTCCGCCCCCTGCGTTGGTAAGAGTCAGGCTTGGGAAGGTGGCTGGGCTGCTGGCCGTGAGCAACCCCCCGACAGTCAGCGCCCCAGTCTTGGTCTGCCCGGTCGCGGAGGTGTCGAGTACCCCGCTCACGTCTGCCGATGTCAGCACGACCGCGCCGGTTCGGCCCGCTACCGAGAGGACGTTGGAACCCTCCAGCCCGATGATGTCTGCCTCGATCTCGGCCAGGTCGCCTACCAGCGTCCCCACGTCCGCGTTGGTGATTGCCCTCCCCGCCCACGTAGCCCCGGTGCTGAACAGCGCTGTCCCGTTGGCTGTGGGGATGGGCAGAATTGAGCCGGGTGACTGCAAGGGGGGCACCGCGACCAACATACTCTCGATGGTCCCCGCACCCGTGACTACGATGTTCAGCAAGCCATAGCCACCGAGATGTACGCTATAGTACGTATTGGCCGGGGTGAGATCACTATTCTTGTACAGCATCAACGTGTAGGTGCCGTCCAAGGCGGAAATAGCAAATGCCTGATTGACAACCTCGGCGATATTCGTAGTGACCGCCTGCACGTTCACGATAGCTGTAATCGTCACCGCTCCAAGAGCGACCCCGAACGACTCTAACTTACCCGTCACCGCGACTAAAGTTGCCATCTAGACCCCCGGTTTGAATGCGCTGGGTTTGACGATAAATCGGCCCTCGGACTCTCCGACGCCGGGGCCCGTAGTTTCGTAGCGCCACTGCCACTCACCACTTGCCGTGGGGACGTAATCAACGTTGTAGTTGCCTGTCGAGGGATTGTTAATCGGGGTAGGAACCACCGTAGTCTCGTCAGGCTTGATGAGCGTGAGCACAACCGTAGCGGGGGTCACGAAGGCGCCGGTTTTGTCCTTGACCTGTAGGGCAAAGTTCAGGGCGTCACCGATCACGAAATACTGCAAGAATTCTCCTATAGCGAGAAGCCCGTTGGGCTTTGGTCGGTGACCACCGTCGTCAGGCTGCTAATGCCTACAGAGCCGATGGGGCCTCCGCTGGTAGTGATAGCCACCACGAGAATACTGTCAGCGACAATAGCCGTGGGGCCGAATATCAGAGCGACGAGGGAGGTGAGAAAGCCCTTGAGGAAAACGGCAACGACTTGCTGAGTGCCGGTTGGGCTTTCGTTGTTGGCGACCGACGAGAGGCCGCTGGCGACAACGGTGCCAATGGGGCCACCGCTGACGGTCGTGACGTTCACAAGAGAGCTGTCGGCCACGACGGCAGAGGGGCCGAACAGCAGAGCGACAATCGAAGTTAAGAAGCCCTTAGTGGCGACAAAGGCTTGCGTCACTATCGTCGCCAGCGCAGGGATCACCGAGGACGCTACTGCCAACACCTTGCCGATGGACTTGGTGAGCGTGACACTCGTTGCGGAAACAACCGCAAGAATGACACGCCGAACGGCGTTCGCCAGTACGGACGGGACAACTGTGGTAGCAGTTATAAGCAGTTTACCGATTTGCTTATATAGCGCGATAAGTACCGGCGACGACACCGCAACGACCTTACCGACTTGCTTGAGGAACGAGTTAAGTACCGGCGATACCACCGCGACGACCTTGCCGATTTGCTTCGTCAGCGTGACCGCGATGGCGCTGGTGACAATCAGGGTAACCACTCGGGACCGCATGGTGGTCAATATCGAAGTAGTGGCCGATGCGATAGCCAGCAGCTTGCCGATTTGCTTGAGTAGTACGAAGCTGACCGTCGAGGCCACCGTCAGCAGTTTCTGCGTCTGCTTGATGAGCGAACTGGTGGTGGCCGACGC